AGGTAAGATTTATGTTTGACAACTTGCCTTCTTGGTTAAAAATACCTTCAGTTGAAAATAATAGGTTAAGTTTAAAATTATCAAATGGCTCAACAATAAAAGCAAAATCATCAAATAGTGATGCCGCACGTTCAGAAGCAGTATCATTACTAATAATTGATGAGGCAGCATTTATTGATAATATAGATGAGACTTGGGCTTCTGCACAACAAACCTTAGCTACTGGTGGTGGCGCAATTGTATTATCTACACCTTATGGTACTGGTAATTGGTTTCATAAGATGTGGGTAGCAGCTGAATCATCAACTGATGATGGGTCAGGTAAAAAATTCTTACCTGTTAAATTACCTTGGTACGTTCACCCAGAACGAAATGAATTATGGAGAAAACAACAAGATGAATTGTTAGGTGATCCTAGATTAGCAGCCCAAGAATGTGATTGTGACTTTACTACATCAGGTGATGTTGTTTTTTATCATGAATTTTTAGAATTTTATGAGAAAACATATGTAAAAGAACCTATTGAAAGAAGAGGAGCAGATAAAAATCTTTGGATATGGGAACCAGTAGATTATTCTCGTCAATATATGGTTGTAGCTGACGTAGCTAGAGGAGATGGAAAAGACTATTCAGCCTTCCATGTTATAGATATTGAATCAAACACTCAAGTAGCTGAATTCAAAGGACAGCTTTCAACAACTGAATTCGGTCATTTATTAGTTGGTATAGCCTCAGAATATAATGAAGCATTATTAGTGATTGAAAATGCTAATATGGGATGGGCTACAATACAAACTGTAGTAGAAAGAGGATATAGAAACCTATATCATTCACCTAAAAGTGAGAAAGCAGAGGCTTCTACGTATTTTGATAAGTACGGAAACAATGACAATTTAACACCTGGTTTCACAAACTCATTAAAGACCAGACCTATGGTTATTAATAAGTTTAGAGAATATGTGAGTGAAAGAAGTGTTGTTTTTCAATCTAAACGATTAATAGAAGAGATGAAAGTATTTGTTTGGAAAAACGGAAGAGGTGAAGCACAAACAGGTTATAATGATGACTTGGTAATAAGTTTTGGTATTGGACTATATGTTAGAGATACAGCGTTACGTTTTAGTGAAAATGGAACTCAACTCTCAAAATCAATTTTAAATAGTTTTACAAAAACATCATATAATTCCGCTGTATATTCAGCTAATAACAACTATTCTCCCACTAAAAATTGGGATATGGATGTAAACGGTTCAAAAGAAAACATTAAATGGCTATTATAATATATTTATAAACATGGCAGATACTAGTATATTTACACGATTAAAACGATTATTTTCAACAGACGTTGTAATTAGAAACGTAGGTGGAAATGAATTAAAAGTAGTAGACGTTAACGCTATACAGCGTACTGGTGAAATTGAAACTAATTCATTATTAGATAGATTCAACAGAATTTACACTACATCACCAACCTCATTATATGGTTATCAACAAAACTTTAACTATCAAACATTACGTACTCAATTATACTCAGAATATGATGTAATGGATGGTGACGCTATTATAGCTTCAGCTTTAGATATTATAGCAGATGAATGTACACTTAAAAATGAACAAGGTGAAGTACTTCATATCAAATCTAGTGATGATGATATACAAAAAATATTGTATAACTTATTCTATGATGTATTAAATATTGAATTTAATTTATGGTCATGGACACGTCAAATGTGTAAATATGGTGACTTTTTCTTAAAACTAGAAATCGCTGAAAAGTATGGTGTTTATAATGTTATACCATATACTGCTTATCATATTGAAAGACAAGAACTATATGACCGTGCTAATCCAGCATCAGTAAGATTTAGATATGACCCAGAAGGTTTATCAGCTGGTGAATATGGTTATTATAACATTCCGGGTGCAAACCAACCTAGAGGTATATATTTTGATAACTATGAGATAGCACATTTCCGTTTATTATCAGATACTAACTTTTTACCATATGGTAGAAGTTATATTGAACCAGCTCGTAGGTTATTCAAACAATATACATTGATGGAAGACGCTATGTTAGTACATCGTATTGTTCGCGCACCAGAAAAACGTGTTTTCTATATTAATGTGGCAGGTATTAATCCAAATGAAGTAGAAGGCTTCATGCAAAAAACAGTTAATACTATGAAACGTACTCCATATATTGATCCACAAACTGGTGATTACAATTTGAAGTATAATATGCAAAACATGATGGAAGATTTTTATATCCCAATTCGTGGTAATGATGCAGCTACTAAAATTGACACTACTAAAGGATTAGAATATGATGGTATTAAAGACGTTGAGTATTTAAGAGATAAATTGTTTGCCGCCTTAAAGGTACCTAAAGCGTTTATGGGTTATGAAAAAGATTTAACAGGTAAAGCAACATTAGCCGCTGAAGATATTCGTTTTGCCCGTACAATTGAACGTATACAACGTATTCTAACATCAGAATTATATAAGATAGCTTTAATCCACTTATATACTCAAGGATATAATGAAGAAGCATTAACTAATTTTGAATTATCATTAACTACACCATCAATTATATACGATCAAGAACGTATTGAATTATTGGCTAAGAAAGTAGAATTAGCTAAAAGCATTACAGATGGTAAATTATTACCATCAGATTGGATTTATGATAATTTATTCCATTTTAGTGATGATCAATACACTGAATATAGAGATTTAATTCGTGAAGATGCTAAACGTGATTTCCGTTTAACACAAATTAAAGAAGAAGGTAATGATCCATTAGAAACTGGTAAGTCTTATGGTACACCACATGATTTAGCATACTTATATGGTAATACTAAAAATCATGGTACAGTACCTGATGGATATGATGAAAAAGTACCATTAGGTCGTCCTAAAGAAACATCAACTACCACAGATACTCAAGGTAATGCATTTGGACGTGACCGTTTAGGTAAAAAAGATATGAAAGTTGATGACCAAGAGTCATATGGTACACCTAATTATAAAGGAGGATCACCATTAGCATTGGAAAATAGCCGTGGAGAGTTTCTAAAAAATAAAAATCTATTAGAAGGTTTAAAAAAGAAACTTGTTTTTGATGAAGAAAAATCAGCCGGCTCATACTTAGACGAAAATCTCATCAAAGATTAACATTCTTTATATATTTATAATAAAACTTACTCGTAATGTTAGTAAAACATAACAAATTTAAAAATTCAGGATTATTATTTGAATTGCTAGTTAGACAGATTACAGCAGATACATTATCAGGTAAAGAATCACCAGCTGTTAATATACTTAAAAAATTCTTTGTTAAAACAGAATTAGGAAAAGAATATAAGTTATATGATACTGTATTAAAACAATCCCAAATCACTGAAACCAAAGCCAATATTATTATTGATGAGGTATTAAAAGTATCTCGCAAATTAAATAGAACTACTTTACGTAAAGAAAAATATAATTTAATCAGTGAGATTAGAAAACATTACAACTTAGATGAGTTTTTCAAAACTAAACTCCCTCATTATAAATCACAAGCTGCTTTATATACATTAATTGAAATATATAACAATCAAGAATTAACAAATCCTGATCAAATTATTTCAAATAAAATGACTTTGTTAGAAAGTTTAACAACTCAACCTGTTAAAGAAAAAGAAGTTAGAGATAATGTTATTGAGGAATTTAAAAAATACGATAAAGACTTACGCTTATTAACTTACCAAGTACTATTAGAAAAATTTAATGGTAAATATGGTTCATTAAATGATAACCAAAAAGTTATACTAAGAGAATTTATCAACTCAGTAGACAATACTCCACGCTTACGTGAGTTTTATAACACTAAAATAGTTGAAGTTAAAAATATATTATCTAAACTGATACCATCAGTGACTGATAAAGTTACCCAAATTAAACTTAACGAAGTGGTTTCATTAATTAAGGAAATAGATAAAACATCTAAAATATCAAATGATGATATTGTAAACTTACTACAATACTATTCATTGGTTGAAGAACTAAAATCAACTAAGTAATGAAATTATCTGAATTAAAAAAATTAGTTAAAGAAACACTACAAGAAATGTCTATGACTGGTGGTGGAACAGCTGGAGCTGCTTTTAGTGCTGGTGTTGGTATGAATTACGCGACACCTAAAGCATTTAAAAAAGTAAAAGTAACTGAAGCTACACACCCATGGTACACTTCATTAAGAGGATATTATAAAGATGAAAAAAAAGCAGGAGAAGGACCTAGAGGTACAGGTAATGTATCTCAATATTTAAAACCTAATGCTATTGTTTATAATGCTAAAGGTGAATCAAAACGTATCAAAGATGTAACAAGTTCTCATATTCAATTTGTTGATGGAACAGAAGATTACTTTATGAATTGGTTTACTGAAAAACCAGACTTATATGAAGCCTCAAATCCATACGGAACTGGTAATTTAGGACCAGGTCCTAAAGCTGGTAAAGACGGAGTTAAAGATAATTACTACGTGAAAGCATTTGGTTTTAAACCTGTTAACCGTAAAAAACAAGCCAAAGCATCTAAAGCCATAGATTATAAAGACTTATGGGATGCTACATATAAATAATAATATTTATCATAAACAATATTAACATGAGAAATACACTTCAAGAACAATACAATTTAATTAAAGAAGGTAAAGGCGCTAAGGATGTTTTCTTAAAACATGCTAAATCTTTATTTCCTAATTTAGTACCTAATCATTATGAATTTGATTCTGCTTCTAAAATATTACTTCAACGTGGTATTATTTCAGAAAACATGATATTAAATGAAAATCTTTGGGGTATAGCAACAGGTAACAATAAACAACCTGATTGGTTTAAATTGTTTGAAGAATACACTGCTTCATCTGAAGAAAAAGATACTAAAGCTGATGCTTCTAAAACATCTAAAGAAGTAGATGAGTATAAAAATAAATCATACTA